GATTTACATTTAATGCATCTTTGTACCAATCTGGGTCTTTTCCGCGTTTAATCCTTATAACTATACCTTGTGCGCTGTGTATTGCAGTTATCTCATTTGGAAATCTAACATCGCTTATTACTATATTATCTTTAGTTTTTCTTAATTTATTTTCAAGACTAGCTATCCATATGTCGTCATGAAAATGGTTCCTAAGAACCTCTGTACCCCAGTTTTGTAAAACCCAACGGGGTGTAATTTGTTTACCTAGTCTATTAGACCACCAAAAGTCTACTGTTTCCCTCCATTGACGACTTTCCAAGGTCCTGCCTTCAAGTAATGTTCTATCCCATGCAAATACTGCGGCAACTGCATCTTTTAATGTGCTAGCAAAACTATCTCGCCTAAATCCATGGAAGTTTACTAGATAATCCGCGGCTGTATCTTTTCCTGATCCAATAAATCCAACGAATCCAACAATCATAGTATCTCCTAAAGATACTATATTTTATTAGAAATAAATCAAGCTGTCAATATTTAAAGTTGTTTTCGGTAGATTTTGGATTATATGCTTAAGTTAACCTATAATAAAAGTATAACCTGTACCTCCAGGTATCAGATCAAATAATTCTTTTTCCAATTCTTTCATTTCTGTAGTGCCTTGGGTTTTCAAATCGCCGCCATTTAATTGTCCGCCTCCCTGTGGTCCTGCTATATTAGAAAATTTACTACGTGCTTCTCCTAATATAACTTTACAATTAGCTAAAGTATAATCTAATAACCATTGACGTGCGTATAAATCATTTAAAATTACAAAATCAGGTTTGAAATTTTGTACTTTTAACATCAAGGTTTCGCCCTCTGTAAAAGGCCGTTGAAGAACTCTAAAGGTTCGGCTGTGTTGAATCCATTGAAATTCAATAAAGCTGCCAAATATTTTACCTACCATTTCTTGATAGCTGGCAAACATATAATAGGTGGCTATACCTCCAAGCATAGTACTGTTTAACAGATATGTATTTGTGTAGGCTAAATTAAAAGGTTCAAAATTTGTACCGGTTCCGCCGCCTGTTCTGGATCCTAATGTTCTTCGAAAACAGCTTTGAACATTTATAATTTGATCATCTAATCTATAATCATTCTTATCTTTTTCCAGTGTAATAAAACAATAACTCTCTTCAACACTATTACTACTTCGTTGTCTAAATTTTGTCAAAGTTCGGTTAAGTGCAGTTTCGTAATGAACAGGATCTAACTCAACATCTATCATTCCGTCGCCTAACATTGTTCGGCAATAGTCATAGACTTTCTGTTTTTCTTCTTGTGGATTATCGGTCATACAGTTCTCCAATAATATTTACCATAAATACTATTACTATGCCACGTTTATCATTATACCGTCCTGAAAAAGGCAATGATTACAAATTTATAGATAAAAATATTTCTGAAATGTTCCAAGTTGGAGGAACTGATTTGTTTTTCCACAAATTTATAGGTCCTGCTAATACTTCAATATCTAATGCAACTCCTGAACAACCACATTATCAAGTGCAAAGTGAAACAAATATACAGGATTTACTATTGTTAGAAAATAGAGATAGAAAATATGATTCTAGTGTGTTTATTCTAAGAGGAATCTATCAAGTATCTGACATTGACTTTAATTTGAGTCAGTTTGGTCTTTGGTTAGAAAACGATATATTAACTGTTACAATACACATTAATGATACTATATCTTTAATAGGAAGAAAACCAATTAATGGGGACGTCGTTGAGTTACCGCATTTACTTGATGAATTTGCATTAAATTCATTTGATCATGCTGTTCCGCGTTTTTATGTTATTGAAGATGTAGGAAGAGCTACAGAAGGTTTTAGTAGAACATGGTATCCACACCTTTATAGATTAAAATTGAAAAAATTAACAGATAGTCAACTATTTGCTGATATTTTAGATAAGCCTATAGATAAAGACGCAAACTTTGCAGGAGAATATTCTGCTACGGTTACATACAACCAAGGACAGATAATTAGACACAAAGGAAAACTTTACACAGTATTATCAACTGTAACTAATTACGAACCTCCGCAGTCTACTTACTATTCTACTTACACAGGAAAAAGTGTAGCTGATCTTTTGTCAACAAAGAAAAAATCCTTGGAAATAAACGATGCTATCATTGCACAGGCAGAAGCCAATACTCCTAAAAGCGGTTATGAGACTAGGCAATTATTTACATTAAGTGTAGACGACGAAGGTAAACCTGCGCTAATAACAGTAGCTGACAATACTGCTCCACCTGATGCCAGTGACACTAGATTAGATGCAAGCAGAATAATGGAAAGACCTATAAGAACAGGCTATACTGGATATATGTTAGGGGATGGTATACCTGATAACGGCGCTCAATTTGGTTTTGGCATAGATTTTCCGCAAGGAGCAGTTGAAGGCGATTATTTCTTAAGGACAGATTTTAGTCCTAACAGATTATTTAGATTCAGTAAACAGAGATGGATAAAACGTGAAGATAATGTAAGACATACACTAACGAATACAGATAATAGGAAAACAAGAAAAACCAGCTTTATTAACAATACTAATCAAGCTAATATTGATGGAGATATGGTAGACGAACGTCAGCCCATTAGTAAAGCATTAAAACCTAAGGCAGACCTATAATGCAACATTATTATGACGGGCAAATTAGAAGGTATCTTTCACAAATAATAAGGTTGTTAAGCAATTTTGTAGTCAAGTACGGAGACGGAACACTTGTCAAAGTTCCTGTAATGTATGGAGATCCAGATAGACAAGTTGCTAATATTTTAAATCAAAATAGTGAAAACGTAACACCTTCTGTTCCTAGAATGGCAGTTTACATAACTGAGTTTGATCTAAATAGAAGTAGGATACAAGAACCAACTTTTATCAGTAAAATGCATGTTAGAGAAAGAGCTATAGAAACAGATTCATCTGGCAATGAATTTTACACTTCAGAACAGGGTAAACAATACTCAATTGAACGTATGATGCCTACACCTTTTGACCTTACAGTCAAGGTCGATATCTGGACTAGTAACACTGACCAAAAATTACAAATATTAGAACAGATATTAGTTCTTTTTAATCCTAGTTTAGAAATACAAACTACTGACAATTTCATTGACTGGACCAGTTTAAGCGTTGTAGAATTAGAGGACGTCAATTTCAGTTCCCGATCAGTGCCTACAGGAACAAACAGTTCAATAGATATTGCTTCTTTAACTTTAAAAACTCCTGCTTGGCTAAGTCCTCCAGTTAAAGTTAAAAAATTAGGCGTAGTTACGAGGGTAATAAACAGTGTTTTTTCAAACATAGCACCAGGTATAGGTAATTATATAGAAGGTTTAGGCTATGATAATGCTGATAATGAAGTTGGCATGTCCAATTTAGAATTCACTCAAACTACATCAATAGGAAATTTTGAAATCACAGTAGAATTTGACAATATCAAAATGTTTAGTAAGGTAAAAGGTGAAAGCAGTGCTCTTAATTGGCTAGTGTTATTAAAACAGATGCCTGGTCAATTTACTTCTGGATTAAGTAAGATTTTTTTATTACAAGAAATAGGATCATATGTAGTAGGAACCTTGTCATTGAATCCGTTAGACCTAACAAAACTAAGCGTAATTTGGGACACAGATACTTTTAACAGTAACAATTACATAGATAATTTTGGAAAAATTGGTCAAATTGATCAAGGGTTTGATGCAACTACTGGCAAAGGCACTTTTGATGCAATAGTAAGTCCTTTATCATTTAATCCAAAACGGCCTAATAATGAGAATATTGACCAAATTGTACAGGCTAACTTAAGATATCTATTAGTTGACAATCTTGGTGGAGGAGTAAGAGAAACGTTTAAAACTAATAGACCTACAAAAGTAATTAATACAGGTGAAGATTTTGACAAGGTAAATGATTCAAAAGTAATTGTAGATGGTGTTTTTGTTGTACATTCTATAGACAATGTTGCTGGTAAATGCCATATAGAAGTATCTTCAATAATACCCAAAAATTCTACGGTTACATATATACTCAATTTTAATGAAGATGGCCCAGATGCGTGGAAAAATAGTGATGGTACAGATGCTATAGCATATGCAAATGATATA